TATAGGTGGAATGTTCGGCGGTGGTCGAGCAGCTGGTGGTCCGGTATCGGCTGGAACAACTTATCTCGTAGGCGAGAAAGGCCCAGAACTCTTTACACCATCTGGCTCAGGCAGAATCATTCCTAATAGCGCAATGGGTGGCGGTTCTAATGTCATCAACATAACCGTCAATGGCGCAATCGATCCGATCTCTACTGCTCGTCAGATAACTCAAATCCTCAATCGTGAGGCAACCCTTTCAGGTACATTCAACAAGGTTGGAGCATCGCTTCTGGTGGGTGCATAATGCCTTGGAGTCCACAGCCAACCATCTCGATTAACGGAATCGATCGCAAGTCGATCACCCTTGATGATGTACAGATTTTTTATGGTCGATCCTCAGTCTGGGAACAGGCTCGATCTTCCTATGCTCGCATCTCGATTTTGAACATGAACAATACAGATTATGTATTTGAGATGAACCAAGTAGTAGCAATCAAGGTCAAGAATGTTGCTGGAACAGATGTCACAATCTTCACAGGCAAGATTACTAGTGTTGACAATAACCTGGCTGGATCGGGCACTATTGGAACAAACGCGATTCAAACGATTACAGCAGTCGGGCCATTCTCGCAGATGTCTCGCAAAATTATCGGCGGTTCATCTTGGCATAAAGAGATGGATACCGATCGGATGACTCGCATCTTTACAGATGCCGGACAAACCATTGATGTTGTGGATAGCCCAGCAATCTATGAATTTGCTATTCGGAGCGCAGAGCCAGTCGATGCTTATTCGATAGCAGCTTCTACGGCTCAGCAAGCCTTTGGCTATATCTATGAAACTTCACTTGGCAAGGTGGGTTTTGCTAATGAATCTCGACGCACAAACGATGGCAAGGCCAATGGCTACACAGTTATTCCTAATGGTCACATTCTTTGGAACAATGTTTCAAGCCAGAAGACTTTGGCAGACATCCTAAATAACTTAACTTTGACCTATCACTCAGGAAGTAAGACTGCTACAGATGCAACAAGCATCGCAGACTTTGGTCAAGTGGATGGATCAATCTCTACTACCCTGCACAAAGCCGCAGATGCTCAAACTCAAGCTGATCGCTATGTAACCCTTCGAGCCTATCCAAAGACATCTCTCAGCTCTTTCACTATCCCAATCAATTCAACAAATGTCTCAGATGCTTTGCGAGACTTTTACATCAACATGAGCATGGGCGAACCAATCCAGATAACAGCTTTGCCAATCGCTTTGAAGAATACGACTTATCGCGGATTCGTAGAAGGTTATTCGTTCTCGATTAACCAGTACGAAATGATCATGACTCTCAATACGACCGACTACACCTACAGCTTCACTCCAACCCGATGGCAAGATGTCTCAGCGGCTCTTACATGGAATGGCGTTGGGGCTACGGTACAATGGACTACTTACGATGACTAGGGGTAAGCGTGGCAACAACAACTAACTTCGGCTGGACTACGCCTGATAACACAGGCTATGTCAAGGATGGCGCTTTGGCTATCCGTACCCTTGGCAACGGCATCGATACATCTTTGCTCGATCTCAAGGGCGGCACTACTGGGCAGGTTCTTCAGAAGGCTACCAATACAGACATGGATTTTGTCTGGGGAACAGTATCCTCAACCCCTCGAATTGGTCAGGTAGTTCAGGCAATTACTACTACTAGCACAGTCACCGCTTCAGCAACCTATGTCGATGCAACTGATATTACTGCCACAATTACTCCAACTCTTAGCACTAGCAAAATTTTAGTAATGATGAATTTTAAGGGTGCAACTGACGGCAATTTTAATACTGCTCCAGGCGCTCAATATCGCTTGGTTCGTGGATCAACAGCGGTTTATGATTATGGAGTTCATAACTTCTTAACTGGTATAACTACTACCGTTGGCGTTAGTGGCTTTAAGTGCGCTTTGATTTATCTTGATTCACCAGCGACAACTTCAGCGACAACTTACAAACTTCAACTTCAAAAGACTGGCTCAGGAACTTCGGCAACTGCTGGCGGTTCTGATACATCAATCATTCTTCAAGAGGTACTCGTATGATATTTAGAGCAATCGCATCACTTCGTCCAGGTACAGAATTCACAATGAATAACGATGATATTAAGACAATCGTGTGGCATACAGAAGGAGTAACGACTCCAACTAAGAAGCAAATCGATGATGAGATCAAGCGTTTAGAAGCTGCTGAAGTGGCTGAAGTTCAAGCCAAAGAAGCTGCTAAGGCTTCGGCTATTGCTAAACTTGAAGCACTTGGGCTCAACCTTGCTGAGGCACAGGCGATCATCGGCTAATGAAACCAAGACTATGCAAATCAGGCGTGATCCTTCGTGACCAAATCAATGCCGCATTCCCCGATCGTGATAAAACTTCCGATGGCTGGATCGCAGATGCAAGGCACATGTCTCGTGGCAAGTCTGATCATATTCCAAATGCTGACTCAATCGTATTTGCCATCGATGTTGACCGCGATCTATCCGGTAAAGCCAAGCCCGACATCATGCCCGATTTGGTTGATCAGATTCGACTCTATGCAAAGTCTGACAAACTCAAGCGATTCTCTTATCTTATCTTCGATGGAAAAATTGCATCGGCAAAGTCGCTCTGGAAATTCAAAACTTATACTGGTATTAACAAGCATAACCATCACGCTCACATCTCTTTTACTTTGGCTGGGGATTTACATGATCTTCCGTTTGATATTCCTTTGATCGGAGTTAAGTAATGGGTCGCGTAACGATTAGTTCTAATAATCTCTTTCCTGGTCCTAAAGGTGAGAAGGGTGAGAAGGGCGATGCAGGCGGTCCAGCAGGACCAACAGGTCCAGCAGGTCCTACAGGGCCACAAGGCCCAACTGGCCCACAAGGTTTACAGGGAACTCAAGGCAACCCAGGTGCGCAAGGCGCTCAAGGCCCAACAGGATCAACTGGACTTAAAGGCGATAAGGGTGACAAGGGTGATACTGGAGCAACAGGGTCAACTGGAGCAACAGGCGCTAAAGGGGATACTGGCGATCAAGGCCCATCTGGCGTAGTTACAGTCAATGCACCCCTTACCAATGCTGGCACTTCATCAGCTGCCAATCTTTCAATCTCGGCAGGTACTACATCTGCCGCTGGAGCGCTGCAACTAACCGACTCAATTTCATCGACATCGACGACAACTGCTGCAACCCCTAATGCGGTAAAGACTGCCTATGACGGTTCGATGAGAGCCTTCTCTGCTCCTAATGTTACTAATTTTGTAAGCAGTTATTATTATTCTTCTTACAATGTTGGTTATTTGGTTACATCTACAACTGGGGCAAATTTCCTTTATGCAAGTCCATTTTATGTTTCAGCAACTAAAACTTTAGACAGAATTGGCGCAGAAGTAACTACTTTAAGCGGGACAACTAGCGTTTTAAGATTTGGTATTTATACAGCAGGGTCTAACGGACTTCCTAATTCTCTAGTTTTAGATGCTGGTACAGTCGCAATGAACGGTGGCACAGCAGGATTTAGAGAAGTAACAATTTCCCAGCAATTAACTCCCGGAATGTATTATATTTGCGCTGCTCGTCAAGGTGATGGTAATCCTGTATTTAGAACAAACATTGGTATTACAGGTGCAAATGGGTTAATTGGTTGGTCAACACCTTATACAACTTCTGCTTATTCAGGTTATTATATGAGCGGAGTTACTGGCGCTTTACCAAGCACCTTTACAATAACTGGCCCTACTGCTTCTACTTATCAAACTCAAGTAAGGATTGCATAATGCGTATAACTACCTACGGCCTAGGCGGCTATGACCCAACCAAGCCAAATAATAATATCGTTGAAGAAATCGACATCCCAGATACGGAGACAGAATGAACATGAAGCATCCAGCAGTTATCTCAATCGGAGCATTCCTAGCCGTATGGGGAACAACCTCTAACTTCGATCTAAACTATCGCTCAATCTTGGGCGCGGTTGTTGCCGGTATCTTCGGATATGCCACTCCAAAACGATGACAGCGCAGGATTACGCTGCACTTGCAGTAGCGATCGTGACGGTTCTGGGTGGTGTTACTGCCATGCTCAACTTTATGATCAAACACTATTTAGCGGAACTGAAGCCCAATAGCGGTTCATCCATAAAGGATCAAGTTAATCGACTTGAAGCGCGTGTCGATACAATTATCGAGATGTTAGGTAAGTAACACTTATCCCATGGCTCGCAAGAAGGTTATCGATCTAGACACTTACTCAGCTCTCGATGCTTGGGCAATTAGCCTGCAAGAAATGTATAGGGCGCTTCGCCGCGCTGGCTTCGATGTTGACATAGCACTCGGAATAATTACTGAGCCATCTGCTTATCCTGACTGGATACTTCCTAAGCCCGATCTAATCCCACATACTTATGATGAAGATGATGATGAGGACTAATGAAGCGAACCATAGTCATTCCAGACTTGCAATGTCCCTACGAAGATTCCCATGTTGTACGCAATCTCAGTATATTTATTAAAGCGTTTCGCCCCGATGCTGTCGTTACTATCGGAGATGAAATCGATCTCCCACAAATCAGCCGATGGACCGAAAACACCCCAGGCTGGTACGAACAAACACTAGCTGAGGATCGCGATCGAACAGTCGATGTTCTCTGGTCGCTATTCGAGTATTCCAAGGAAGCCCATATGGTGCGGTCTAATCATACGGATCGATTGTATAAAGTGATCATGAAGAAAATACCGGCATTCTTATCCTTGCCCGAATTACGCTTTGAGAAGTTTTTGAAGCTTGATGAGATGGATGTAAAATTCTGGAAAGACCCAATGCCCATCGCTAAGGGCTGGATCGCCATTCATGGTGACTTGGGTGGGCTTAACCCTAACCCTGGACTATCTGCGCTGAACCAAGCCAAGCGCCATGGTCAGAATGTCATCATGGGGCACACTCATAGGGCTGGCAGAAGTGCCCATTCTGAGGCTTCTAATGGCGTTTTAAGGCGTGTTCTCCATGGAGTTGAAGTGGGACATGCAATGGACTTAAAACAGGCTAAATATGTCTCTACGCCTAACTGGCAGCAAGCCTTTGCCATAGTCACAGAAAATGGAAAGAATGTCCAAGTCGATCTGATCTACATCGAAAAAGATGGAACATTCCAGGTTCATGGGCGCAGGTATGGACGATCTCGATAACGATCTAAAACGCACGATCGATGATCATGTCGATGATGCAGAATTGTTACCGTTTCGTTATACAAAGAAGCGCGGTTCTGTCTCCTAGCGATGCTTTACTTCTCTCAAGAAGGCCAGAAGTTCTGGTCAAAGGGAGCAAGATGTCAATAACACACTTGATAATCATGGCCCTATGTGCCGCATGTTGGTTCATAGGCTATAAGACTGGTCATCGCGATGGGTGGTTGAGCGGTCGCAAGTCACTACGCAAGTTCTACGATCAGCGCAGCCAGGTCAGAATATGATGGCTCGTGATTACCTTAACGAAGCCCGAGCAACGATCCAAGATCGTGGTCTCGACTATGGTCATCCGTCAGACAATATGGCAAGAACGGCTGCCCTCTGGTCAAGTTATTTGGAAATGCCAATTACAGATTATCAGGTTGCGATGTGTATGGCGCTCGTCAAAATAGCGCGAAGCATGGAAACAGGCAAGGTTGATACATATATAGATTTATGCGCATACGCCGCAATAAGTGGCGCTTTACATACTGAGGAGAATGAAGATTATGTCTAATAAAACCGAGATGAAACAGATCAATCAACGCAATCTTAGAATACTAAGAGATTGCATTATCGCAGCGCGGAAGCCATACGATATTGCCTATTACAGCGGTAAGATTGATGCGCTGGAGCATATTCAAATGCTACTAGAGGAGAAACCAAGCGATGTTTAACGATTTAATGCCTGAAGAATTTAAGATATTAAAGGAATATGATGTAACTCTAAAACTGGACAACTCTGGGACTTATTGGCTGGGAGCAAGATCAGAGGAAGCCATTAATGCTTTAAAAGTTTTTATAGAGCAAGTAAAGGAGAAATCTAAAAATGTTCAACCTTGAAGATTATGAGACAGTGGAAGATCGTTTAAACAAATTTTGGAAGGATCACCCTGATGGTCGAATTGACACTATGTTGGTTGAGCATACGCTTCAGCGTTTTATCGTTAAGGCTGCTATCTATCGAACTGAAGTGGATGCGCACCCTTGGACAACTGGATACGCGGAAGAAACTATATCCACTCGAGGGGTCAATTCTACGTCTGCGCTGGAAAATTGTGAGACGAGCGCGATTGGCCGCTGTCTCGCTAACGCAGGCTACGCTACAAAAGGCAAAAGACCAAGTCGCGAAGAAATGAGTAAAGTCAAAGCGGCTGAACCTAAACCATTTGCTGAGAAGTTAGCGGACAAGATAATCACACCAGTCGAAGATGATCCTTGGACAGTCAAAGCGGTTGAACCTGCTGGCACAGCTGCGGAAGCAGTAGCTTTAGTCCAGGATGTATTAGGTGCTACAAAGATTGATAAAGACATCCCACATTGTAAGCATGGCGAAAGAGTCTGGAAAACAGGCTCTAAAAATGGTAAACAATGGGCAAACATGGGATGCAACAATCGTCCCGGCAATGGTGAACGCTGGGCTGAGATCGAGAAGTGCGATCCAATTTGGTACGTCATTAACAGCCAAGGCACTTGGTCTCCGCAAGAGGCTCGATCATGAGCGGCTTACAGTTCTTGAACCAAGATGGAGAATGGGAGAAGTTCCCAACAGATGACGAATTATATGAGAAGGCTAAGGCGCGTGAGATGCTTAATGCGCTACAAGTTCGGATATTATGTCATCTATGC